TAGAAGGGTGATAACAATGGATCATTTCGTGAATCAATTAACATAAAAGAAAAATAAAATAAAATGGCAACAACAAGTGTATTTAACGGAACTTCATTAGTAGTTCTAATTGGAACTGAAGTAATAGGTTTCGCTACTTCATGTTCTTTAAGTTTGGCTATCGATGCTCCAGACGCATCTACAAAACAAAGCTTAGGATGGGCTGATGAAATTGGTGGGCAAAGGTCTTGGTCTTTAACAACTGATGGTTTAGCTACAGTAGTTCCAGGAACAGTTGCTACTTATGTAACTACTGCTGAATTGAATGCTTTAGCAATCGCTAGAACTGCGGTTACAGTTAAGTTTACTACAGTAGATAACTCAACAGTTGGTGGTGTAACTCCAGTTACAGGTGATGTGATTTATTCAGGTTCAGCATTTATTGAGAGTGTAGATATGACTGCTGATATGGAGAATCCAGTTACTTACTCAGTTTCTTTCAAAGGAACAGGGCCATTAACTATCGCTACCAACGCATAGTAAAAACAAACCAAAAAAACCAAACATATGAGAGGACAATTTGAATTAACTCTTTCCGATGGAAAGAAGATACCAATGCGTTTTTGTACATGGAGTCTTAAAAGATTCTGTCAATTACAAGGGATAGGGCCTTCTGACATAGGAGAAGCTTTAAGTGGCAAAGATTCACTTGATGCTATTATTAACTTGATGAAATCGGCTGCTGAATATCCATTATATTCACAAGGCATTACTCCAGACTTTACAGAGATGGAAGTATGTGATTGGATAGATGATATGGGTGGAATGACTAGCCAAAAGTTCCAAGATGTCATGAAAACACTTTCAGATAGCATGAATAGCGGTATAGATGATAAGCCAACAAAGTCAACTAAAAAGGATGGAGTAAAAAAAAATTAGAGTGGATTGACATAGAAAGATATACAATGGGGGAGTGCAAAGTGCTTCCCCATTTGTTTTGGGAGATGACCATGGCTGAATTAGATTTTGTGTGGTACGGATATAGGCATGAGGAAGAGCAGAAGTGGATTAGAACTAGGTGGCAAACAACTTTACTAATAAATATTCAGCTACCTAAGGGTAAGAAAGTTAAGCCACAAGAGCTTATTGAATTAGACTGCGATACTCGTAACTTTGTAAAGCAAAGAGTGATGACAGAAGAAGAATTAAAATCGGTTTTAGAAAAATATAAAATTGTTAAACCTATAATATAATGGCAGAAGATGATTTGATGAAAATTAGGATTACGGCAGATTTTAAAGAAGCTGAAGGTGCGTTTTTGAAAATGGCTAAGGTAGCTACTGCTTTTGAAAGTGACTTTAGAAGAATTGCAGGTGGATTAAATAAAGAGTTTAATAGGATTAATGGTATGGCTGAATTATTTGGCGATACTACTAATGTTGTTAAAGACAAAATGAATGCCCTAAAGAGAGCAATGGATCAATTAATGGCAACAGGGCTACAAGCAATGAACCCACAAGTTCAAAAACTAAAAGCACAATACGATGACTTAGCAGCAACTTTACAAAAAACTGAACAAGCAGCTACTAAATCTAATGCTGCCATAAAAGGTAGTATAGATCCTGCTAAAAAATCTAATCAGCAAATGATGAATTTTGCATTGGTTTTACAAGATTTGCCATATGGCTTTAGAGGTATTCAAAATAACTTACCTGCTCTTATAGGAGGGATGGCTGGTATGACAGGGGCATTGTATTTAGTTGGCTCAGCAGTTATTGCTTTATTTACTGCATGGGATAATGGCATGATTAAATTTGGGAATACTTTAACTTCCGTAGAACTTAAACAAAAAGCATTTAATGATGTTTTAGATAAATCTAAAGATTCTTATACAGAGGCTAAGACTCAAGTAATGTTATTAAATGACCAAGTAGCAGAGGCTGCTGGGAAAAAAGACTTAGAGAGAAAGGCGGTTAAGGATTATAATGATACAATAGGGGAATCCTTAGGTAAATTAAAAACATTTAAAGAAGTACAATCTTCATTAATAGATCAAGGAGATAAATATATTGATTATATATTTAAGTTAAATATGGCTAACACCGCTGCTTCTAAAGTAGCGGAAGAGTCTGCAAATATGTTAATTGCATCATTTAAAAAACCATTGGATTTTGTTAATAATATTGATAAGCTTTTTGCTGTTCAATTTAATATGTTTGGTGATTTAGCAGCAGCAGCTACTGGTACTGCAAAAAAATTATACCAATCAGGTAAGGAAAACCAACAAGAGGCTATTCAAGGTTTTGGTAAATCTGCCGTAGCTGCCGAGGAGGTTATGAAAATTTTTAGGCAACAGGCAAAAGAAGCTAAAAAGCTTCTTAGTTTTGGGACATTTGATGATGGTAAAAAAGGAGCTAAGCAAAAAGATACCTATACATTAGATAAATTAAAAGCTCAACAACAAGCATACAAAGATGATATATACGCATTTAGGGCTTATGGAATTCTTATAATAAATGAAGAAGAAAGATTAGCCGTAGAAAGAGCAAAAGCAGATGGTACATATTTACAAAATAAAAAAGACATTCATGCTAGGTATGAAGCAGATAGATTAACTAATGCTAATTTATTTGAACAAAATCTAAATAAGGTACTAGATGATAATGAAAAAATAAGAACGGCACAAGAAAAAAAGGAGTTAGATATACAGGTTGATAATAGATTAGATATAGCTCATGCTATTTTAGCTATTAATAAAATGTTTGCATCAGAAGATGCGAAAATAGCTGATAGAGAATTTAAAAACAAAATGTCTGCTATTAGCAATGAGCTTAAGGCGAAATTAAAAGCAAATAGGAAAGATCCAAATAAACAAGCGGTTAATTATGCAGATGCTATAACATCTTATACAGAACTTGGAAAACAAGCAGGGCTTACTGCCGACCAAGTAGATAGTGTTGGTGATGCTATTAATTCAACCAACGCAGCAGCACAGGGCACAGCAGATGCCTTTAATCCAATAAATGACATATTTGATAATTTAGCTACAAATACTCTTGTAGAATTTGGTACACAATTAGGTAATATGTTATCTGGTGGAGACTTTTCATTAGAAGGGTTTATGACAATGATGGCTAATGCTATTATTGAAATAGGGAAACAATTACTTACTGTCTCAGGTTTATTTGCGGCAGTTGATGCTTTATTTAAAGCACCAGGAATGTGGCCAGTAGCAATTGCAGTTGGTGTTGCCGCTATTGCAGCAGGAACTGCTATAAAAAACATGGCATCTAAAAAGAACCCTGTTTCTAAATTTGCTAATGGTGGTATTGTTAGTGGCCCGACAATGGGATTAATGGGAGAATACCCTGGGGCAAAGTCAAACCCTGAGGTGATTGCACCATTAGATAAACTTAAGGGATTAATAGGCGGTGGTGGAGGCGGTACACTAGAAGCAAGAATAAGCGGAAATGATTTACTAATTTTGATGAATAAGGCTCAAAGAAACAATAATACAACATTCTAGATGGCATACGGAGTAAAATACGAAATGGTATTCAATAATATTTATGTTCAGAACCCTTCTGAAGCATTATCTGCATACAGATTAAGAATATTAAAAAAGAACTATACAGGTACTGTATACGCTTTAAAATGCGGTGTTACTCCTATTGTCATAGAAACCATAGATAATGAGGGCAATTCATATAATCCAATAATGGCAACAAGAGCTACACTTAATGCTATTATAGATGAAAATTTTGATGTTATACAATTTTTAAACCCATACGAAGATGAATATAGATTAACATTAGAAATAGGCTCTTATTCGGGTTCTTTTGTATCTAGTTCAACTATTTGGACAGGAGTTTATTCTCCTGTTGAAAATGTAAACTTTAATGTTACAGGGATAAAAGAAATATCTCTTGTTTTTATAGATGGATTATCAAGATTAAAAGATAGTAAATTATATTTTAATGTAGATAAGCTATTAGGCTATTTAGCTACAGCAGATAGCACAATAATACAATATATACAAGAATGCCTTATAAAAACGGATTTGACATTAGATATATGGGTTAATCAATATTATGAAACAGATGCGGTAACATCACCTAATATTGAAAAGATTTCTATTAAAAGAAACTTTTTTGCTAAACAGCCTGGAGAATATTATACTCATTATGAAATATTAGAAATGTTTTGTAGGTTATATGGATGGGAAATATACCAACAAGACAATCATTGGATGATACAAAGCTATGGTTCAATAACAAGACAGTCAACATATAAATATTATGTATATACATATAATTCTGCTGTTGGAACTACAACAACTGGCTCTTTCCCGTCTACTATAACAGTAGATGCTACAAACAATTTTAAGCAAACAGACCAATCATTAATAGTTACATTAAATAGAGGCAAAAGTTCATTAAAGCTTATGAACCCTATTAATAATGTAGCAGGAATGTTAAATGGATTTTTTCAATCTTGGTCATTTGGTGTGCCAGACGCATTTACTGTAGTAGGAACTCCTGTTATTTCAGAATACAACTCAAATGGTGGTTTATTATTTACATCATATACTAATGATGTGAATAATTTTCAAGATTTTATTTTTAGTAATCCAATTGAGGTTAAGTCTGGCGATTATTTAAATATTGCTTGGGATGACCTCAATTATGCAGATGGCTATCCTAGATATAGAATAGAATTAAATCCTACAGATCCATCAGTATTAACTCAGTTTTTAAATTCTAATGCAGTATGGACAGCAACACCAGAAGTATTGTCTTTTTTTAGTAGCGTTTCTGCTACATGGAAAAATATAGTAACAGTCCCATTTGACGGTGTAATAAAGATTTATATATACGAACCATATTGGAATAGTGTTTTAGATATGCCAACTTTTTTAACTAGTTCTTTTTTAGTAAACCTATTTGGTGTAAATACACAAATATTTAATTATAATGAAATTAAAAATGAGGTAGTTGAAAATTCATCATATAATAGTGGTTTAGATACATATATGCAAGGCCCATATTTTATGCAAACGGTATTAAGAGAAACAATACCAAATAATTCACTTTATAATGATGTTGGAGGGCTTGCAACATCTTACTATATTGGCACTTTAACTAGTACACAAAACCTAGCAGTACCCAATAGCTTTGGCAGAGGAGCACCTGGTAGTGTTCCTTTATTTGAATTAGCGTATCAAGATATAGGTATAGATGAACTACAAACGCAATATGTTTTAGATGGCAGTTTTAAGTCAAAAGGATATTGGCTTAATCAAAAATTTAATTATGATTTTACAGGGACTGGGAATTATATATACAACTACCTTTTAAAATACTTTAGATGGGATGTAAAAGGAGCTGTTCAAACATCTAAATTAAATAAGATTAATTTTGAAGGCCAAGATTATCCTTTTATACAAAATCCTGTAATATTAAAATTAAAATAATTATACAATGGCATCTGCGATTAATGGAACGAATATAGTTTTATACGAATATGATAGCAACGCTAACTATTTCTTTAATGGAGATTTTGGTGGAGGTGTGTTTGATGGCATTGTGTGTAAGCAAATGAGCAGAACTCAAGAGGTACAAACCTCATCAAACTTTACTAAAACAGGAGCAGGAACAATAGCTGCGTTTATTACAGATGCTGGAGAACCTGGAGTAACTACAATACCAGCAGGAACTTGGACTTTTAGTGCTTATTATTCTATTGTTACCGCCTTTGCAGGAGCTCAAGTTAAATATGAACTATACAAATATAATGGTAGTGTTGCGACATTGTTATTTACATCGGCAACAACGACCTTAACAGCCCTAACAAAGACCTTATATACTACGGCAATGACAGTTACCGAAACAATTATAGGCTCTACAGATAGGCTTCTAGTTAAGGTTATTTACCTAGGTACAACTACCAATCAAATCACTATTTATACACAAGGAAGTAATCCAGCTCAAGTAGCTACAACTATACCACTAGGAACTCCGTTTGGAGCTTCAACTAATTGTACTTTTAATACTTCTGTGGATCAAGTAGAAATCACCACTTTAGCAACAGGTTCTTATAAAGAGTACATAGGTTCTCAAATAAATTGGGATGTAAGCGTAGATGGCTTAATTGCCTTGTCAGGTTATTCTTATTTATCTTTATTGAGTAAGCTTCAAAATAAGCAGTCAATAGAGGTTAGATTCTCAATAGATAACGATAATGGAGATGGAAGCGATACTTATGGCTATTCTATTATTGCAGGAACTTGTAACATAGTTTCTTTAGACATTAATGGCCCAATGGAGAATGCTTCATCTTATTCAGCTAGTTTACAAGGAACAGGTGCTTATTCAATAACAGGAACTCAAGTTATAGACGGAGGTTCTACAATATCAACTTCAAGCGTGAATAGTTTTTCTTATACGGCAGCAGGTGGTGAAACAACTGTTACATTCTCAGGTGCAATCGGATCTACTTGTATATCAGTTACAAGAGGTGGTGTAGAGGTTAGAGCGATAGCTACAAGCGGTGTACCAACAGATGAGAATGTTAGCTTTAATAGTGCCACAGGAGTTCTTACCTTTGCAACGGCAAGACCACTAGAAGTGGATGAGTTTGTCAGAATGATTGTAAAATAATTAATTAGAAATAGAATGAGTCAACAGATACAAATTACTGGAGGTGCGAAAGTTAGGGATTTACAAGATGTCATTATTGGCACAAGTGGGGTATTAAGTTCTGTAGCTTTTAATGTGGCTAATGGTGTACCAAAGCTTGATGTAAACGGAAAGATATTAGTATCTCAGTTGCCTAATTCGGTTATGGAATATAAAGGAGTTTGGAACGCTGCTACTAACACACCAACCCTTGTAAATGGCACAGGAAATCAAGGAGATGTTTACTTATGTAATGTGGCAGGTACAGTTGACTTCGGTGCTGGTGCGATTGCTTTTGTAGTAGGAGACCAAGTTATTTATAGCGGTTCTATTTGGCAAAGGGCTTCAGGTGCAACAGGAACAGTTACGAGTGTTGCGGTTACCGAAAGCGGAGATAGTTTAAATATTACAGGCTCACCAATTACTACAAGCGGAACGATAAACATAGGATTCAACGGAACTAATCTTCAATATGTAAACGGAGCAGGAAACTTGACAACCTTTCCGATATTAACAGGATATGTTCCCTACACAGGTGCAACTGCTAATGTTGATTTAGGTACATTTAATTTGACTGCTGATGTTATTACAGGTGCAACAGGTTCTTTTGCATCAAATGGTGGTAGTGATACATTTGCTATCAATC